CTATTTTCTTAATAAGATAGTCTGGACCAATCTGACTTGTAAAGGATGTACCACTACCAGACACAGTAAGACTAGATGTACTTGACGAAATATTACCAGCCGCGATAAATTCATAAAGATAATTAGAGCCGCCACTATCAATTACTACATTGGTAATTTGGCCGCCTGAATAATATTGAGACTTTAATGCAGTGGTAACCGGAATATATTCGGTCGATAAAAATTTATTTCTTAATGCTATTGGAATAGTATACATGAACTTCCAAATATATCCATCGGCAGTATTAATAACACTAGTACTAGTACCACTAGGTTGAACCGTAGAGACTGAATTATAATTGTTTGATATACACTTATATACATTTTGGTCGTCTGTTAAAACATAAAACCTAGCATCTTCTAATCTAATAGCACCTGAATATGCCGGAGCAGTGGTACCAGATTCTGATACTGGTCCAATATTATCATCATACATATCATATACAACACCGGATGCCCAATCATATCTTGGCGCTACATATGCTATATCGCTTTGTTTAATTCTTTTAGTGGTTAAAATATCTCGTCTAACATGAAGATCATATCTAAAATTATCTTGTGGTTCTCCTGGAACATCAGTTGAACTAGATGGAATAAAGGGGCTTAAGAAATCTGTCCATGTATTTTCTTTACCTAAAAAGTGATGGTATAGAGATACCCCAGATATAACCTCATTGTAGATAGATTCTGCAATAGATTTTTTAAACTTAGATTTAAATAGCGAGTAGCTAATTGTCATATATTATCCTACTGAAACTGTCCATGAAATAGCAATAGAATCAGTTAAAGATTTAACTATAACTGGAAAGGTTGTGCGGCACAACATGGTACCAGTACTAACATTATTAAATATGCCCGCCTCAACAATAGAACCGGTTCCTTCCCCGGGTCCAAATACTGCAACATAAACAATATTAGCACCAGATAAAGTAGAAGAAGTTAAAGCATTTCTAGTTAATTGAGTGACTAAAGTAGTTTGAGTTAAATTAGGAGCATCGGACCCACTACCAATAGCCATATGTGACATTATAACAGGACTAGATGAGGTAAGTCTATTTGCAATATAATTTTTGCCAGCAGTAACAATAAGATTAGGTACTTCAACTTCTTGAACTAATTCATTATTAGAATTAAATTTCTTAATCGTTAATTTACCAGTAATTTTTATATCTGAATTTAAGTTCATTTTTCTATCCTGTGAATGTTGAGTACGTATTTGGGTTATATGTTACATCAAAATAATCTAAATCGTATGAGTTCTTTCTAATTGTACCGCCCATACCCATTGGAATGACATAATCTGTATTAGCTGTTTTATTTTTAGTAACAAATGTGGCTTTAGATATATATTCATCCAATGAAACAGATGCCGTTATCCCGGGAACATAAGTATTTTGTAGTTGATATTCCGAAAATAATGCTAGGCCAGCGGCATGAACAAATGATTTAACATAAGTTTTAAAATCAACTAATCTTTCATCTACAACTAAAGTATACGCATATTTTTGGTAAAATTTACTATCTTGTATTTTAATTGCATCATCTAAAAAACCATCACTAGAAATATAATACCCTTCATATTTTCCCACTGGGCCAATTAGACATTTGATAATAGCAACAGTTGACATGTCAATTAAGTTAGAAGTTTCGTTATTAAATCCATTTAATAATGTACCAGCATAGAATGGATTAGTATAATTGGCTTGAAATACGTTATTATTAATAATAATGCCGGTTTCATTATATGTATCTAATTTAGAAGTATCCTTAGCTGAATATTTATTAATATCATTCACATTTATAGATATTCTTGAGTTAATATTTGGAGCAGTATTTTTTAATGCGGTGATAAAAAAATCAGAAGAATATCCACATCCAAATTTTACTGTATTGACTCCCAATATGCCACCAGTTGAATTTACTTTTGTAACTTTTAATATCTGTTTTACTATAGTAGACCCTACTGCAATATCATTTGTAATAATATCACCAATTTTATATCCAGCTCCAGCAAATTCAATCTTATATTTTACTGTTGTTGGTATAATAACACCAGAAAATCCATTAAAGTTAACGGTGTCTCCTAGTAATATTTGGCCATAAAAACTTTTATCGATAAACAGTTCATAAATATCATCTCTAATATGTGCTACTCGATCAATATAAACTTTAAGACGAGTATTTGTTCCTAATACTGTAACTTTATCCCCAACAATAGATAACACATCTCCCGATGTTACTTGCACAAATAATGATGTATCTTGTCTCCATTTGCCGTCAGATGTTTTAAGAACTTCATCCCATGGATATTTAATATCTATTGACTTATTAAAAAATAATCTAAATAGAAACCTATATGAATCTTCGGTACCCTTAGCAATAAATGCCTGTTTACTTTTTCTTAAGAATAGTCTAGGATCAATATTAACAATACTTAAATCTGGTGCATTTAAATATCCAATTTCATTATTAATATAAACCAAATACTCATAAACTGTTTTATCAATGTTTCTTAGGTCTTCAATATTTCTTGCATCAACAGATTCTAAATATTCGTAATATGCTTTTATAAAAGCTGTAAACGTTGCATAATCTTCCCGAATAAACTCGGGAAGTTGTTTTGTTACTGCAGTCTGTAATTTTACATCACTCATTAATTTCTACTTGAAGTAAATATATAGTTTGTATTACCCGCAGCATCACCTGCAGCTACTTTATCTAAGATCATATTAATTGTAATATTTTCTTCTGGTATTAATACCAATTGATTTCTAATTGACACAATATCATTTGATTGTGTTTTAATGATAAACTCAAATGTCTCTGTTGGCAATCCAACAATTGTTAATTCAGGAATAAACAGAATTCCTTTATTATAATCAATAGTCCCCAGATTCCTAACATAAGTTTTATTTGTTCCAACATAATAGAACATTCTAAATGTACCAATATTAGATCCAATAGTTGGAAGATCTTCCAAATACATTAAATTCGTATTCCCGGAAATATAAAACCCAGTAGAAAGAATTGAATTTTCCGGCACACCTGAATTATAGATTGGGTTAGCTGTATTGACTAAATATTCTGAAGCTAAATTATATTTTATTTCAACCTCACGATGTACTTTAATTGTCATAATATTGCTTATAATAGAATCTTCAGTTGAATCTATTAATCCTGATAGTTTTGAATATCTAAAGATCCCATCAAATTTATTTAAATATGTGTTATTATAATTAGTAACAGTAGAATGAATTAGTGTTTTTAGTTGTTCTGCTGTGCGAACAGTCAATCTTGGATTATAGTAAGCAGTAATATTTAACTCTAAATTAATATGGGTGGCATCTATTAATTCTGGAGTAATTGTTACTACATTTTTCTTTTTAAGTATTTCGCGTTTAACATAATCTTTTTCTGCTTGATTTAGAATCTGAGCGTTTAACGGTTTAATACAAATATATACCTTGCCATAAACCGGAGGATCATTATCTTCGCCGCCCCATACATTAATAGATTCTGCTGTAGGGTAATTAGAATAGATAATAGCTTTATAATCATCTACTGTTACTGCTCTATTTTGGGTTGAATACGCTCTTGGTGCATTAAATCTAATACTTTCTATATCTTCAATGTCTGATCCGTTAAAGGCTGCTGTTGTAGTAACAGATGAAACTATTCCGCCTAATAGAGTTGACCCTTGATATGAGAATGTTTTAGCACCATTTGGTAAATTTTTATTGCAAACTATATAACTTAAGTGAACTATATTACCATTAGCCAAAGCCTTACCAATGACATCATTACCAAATTGTAATTCGTAGAACTCACCATCAATTTCTTTTACAAAATATACAGTATCAGTACCAGTTAGGTTAACAACGTTTTCTTGATTTGTAAATGTTGTATAAACGCTAGTTGTATTATCTTGTACTCTAACCTTTAAAGTAGATAGATCAACATTGTTATTTGGGATAATATATTTTTGGCCTTCAGACACAACATATTTAAATGTTAATGGTGTACCTTCTTTAATAGTAACGTCAGAAAATGTATATGTTGGTGTAAGTGAATCTTTAATTGTAATAATATCTTCTAATGTATAGAATGTATATGTAACACCATCAACTGACGTATTAAATGGACTATACGCTGGAATAATTAAAGACGCAGGAGTAGAAGTTGTATTTGAAACAACTACATCAATAACGGCTTCTGCACTTTTTGCTGATCTTGGAATGTAACCAATTTCTTTTGCACGAGAAACAACACTTGCTCTTTTACTTGCTGAGTCAAGGAATGATTCGTTTACTGCTAGATTTTTATATAAAGCATTGTAATGAGTATTATAGGCTAACACGTCTAAAATAACTGATAATGCTGAACCATCAAAATCATAGTCTGCAAATTCAGATTGGCCTTGTAAGAAGGTCTTTAGATTTGTTTTGATTTCATCAAAATCTAAATCAGTGGTCGGTATTCTTTTGTTTATAGCCATTAGCGAGTTCTCGTAAGAGTCATATTGACGATTATTGGTCGTACCGTGTTAACAATAGAAAATTCTACTGATACGTATACTTCGTTTGTGTCTTGTGAAAGTCTAACTAATACATCTATTAATCTAACACGAGGTTCAAAATTAATAATAGTATCTGTAATTGCTCTCTTAAGTAATGCAGTAAGCATAGGAGTTGCCGGTTCAAATAATAATCCTCTAATTTGAGAACCAATCTCTGAATGGAATGGTCTTTCATAATTCTGGGTCATTACTAAACTCTTAACTGCTTGCTTAATTGCTTCCTCATCATACTTGCGGACGACATCCCCTGTCACTGGGTGAGCAGTGAAGTTGAGATCGATGTCTGAAAATGTGCGTGTATTTCTTGCCATGTTATTATTTATACTATATTAATACGAAACCGGATGGATTTCCAGAAGAATCTCTCTTATATGTTTTATCATTCAACATAGTGAAAGCCATTTTTCTATTAGTTGCTCCAGGACCAGTGGTATCACCTTTGTTAATTCCTCTATAACTCATATGAATCCAATTAGAACCATCAGATCTATATTCTATAATTAATTGATCATAAGGTAGAATCTTTTCTAATTTCTGAATCATATCAAAGTTACGTTGTTTCTTAGATGAATCGTATGGCAACACAGTAATATCAGTTGCTCTACCATATGGGTGATCTGACGTAGAAGTAGAATTACCTGAACTTCTATATCCAGAATTAATCTTCCATTGTTTACCATATCCAGCAGCACCACCTGGTAATAATGCAAGTGCAGGCTCTAGGATATTAATACATAGTTGAGATAGATTACATACGATCTGTTGTTTAGTTAAACCATTCTGATCTTTAAGTTTATTATGGCCATTAACTCCGCCATC